ATCAATTCCACCACCACCACCGCCACCGCCTTGTTTTCCGTACTGTGGCAAATTTAATTGTTGAGGTGGAGCAGATGCCATTTGTAATGGTGTTTGATCTAAGCTTGAATCACGAGGTTTCATCACATCAGGAGTAACAGAACTTTGTATGCCAAAAGCACTATCAGCTTGTTTTTGAATTGGATTTACATTTTGCAAAACTGGCACAGTTACATCAGGCGCTGGAGGCGTTGCATTTGTGGCATCATAAGTGCTAGTCATTGATGGAATCATTCCATCTCTAGCCGCACTGTATCCATGCGCGGCTGGACTTACACCTTGATAAGGCGTGTCTTTGCCTGTTGCGCTATTTAAAAAATCTTGCAAACCACTTTTTTGAATTCCTGAAATAATGGCAAAATCTTTGAGACCTTTCATGGCTTCTTTGAAAGGATTTGATCCACTGTAATATTGGCTTTCTCTGCCAAGTTGACCCATCCCTAAACCGTCAAATGCTGTTGCCATAATTTTTCCTTAAAAGCCAAAACCTTTGGAACCACCTTTAGTAGTACCACCTTGAGTTCCGGCAAAGTTAGGTGTTGTATTTGCTTGAGGAACACCAAATACAACAGATGCATATTTGTTGTAAATGTCTTGCGGTGCGCCAGCATATCCAATTTTAGATGCAGCAGCTTGTTGAGCGGCAGTCATTCCTTGACCGCCTAATTGAGCAAGTTGATTTGCAGCCGCCGCACGATTTGCCTCAACACCAGCAGATGCCGCAGCCGCAGCAGTGGCTTGACGTTGCTCACCAAGTTGACGCAAGTTAGTGTCTGCCAAAGCTTGACGAGCGCTACCTAAACCACCAGCACCGCCATACATAGCGTTTTGTCCACCAAGTTGTTCACGAGTTGCTTCCCGCCCTGCTTGCAATGCACCTTGCACTTGTTGTTCTTTGTATTGCGGCCCAAACAAGCTTGCAAGGCCAGCTAAACCAGTCCCATAAGCCGCAGTACCGCCAAGCTCTTGGGCGGCTCCTGTGCGACTTGCTACGTTGGATGCATTACCCGCAGCACCCGTAACAGCAGGCATGACATTGTTAAGCACATCTTTTGCCCCGCCAACAGTTGATTGATAAGCAGGAAAAGCTGTGCCAGTTAAAAACCCTGTTTGAGCTTTTAATAATTCCCGTTGTTCGGGAGACATTTGTACCGTTGTTTGTTGACTACCTGATGATTTACCGCCGCCCATATTAAGCTCCTTTTCCTTTACCACCACCAAAGTTACTTTGATTCATTTGTGGTTGCCCATTTGGTCCACCCGCAACAGATCCCAATCCTCCAATAGTATTGGGGTATGGATTACCACTTGTTTGTCCATCACCTTGCGCAACCATGCTTGGGTTCATCATATTTGTTTGCGGCATAGCCATTGGTGTATTGCTGTTTGTATTTGGTTGTCCCATAGTGGGTTGTCCCGAAGTCGCAGACATGCTTGCTCCACCTTTGCCCATAGGTTGATAGCTTGGTGAAGCACTTGCACCCTTACCCGCCGCTCCTGCTTGAGCCGCATTATTCATGTTAGTAACTTGATTGCCACCTACATTACTGTTTGTATTTGGATTGCCCATCATAGGATGGCCTGATGTAGCACTCATGCTAGATCCACCAGGTGAGCTGGGTGAAGCACTTGCTCCTTTACCCGCAGGCAAAGATGATTGGCTTGATTGAACTTGTGATGAAGGTGCGCCCATGATTATCCTTATTCGTAAAGAATGTTAATACTACCAGCGTCAAAAGTATCTGTTCCGTTTACTGTAGTTACACGCACACGGTCTAGAGTGCCACCAAGAGTTATATAACCCGTAGCTGGGGTTGGAGCATTTCCACCTGATGATCCAATTACAGATGCATTTACCCAAGTGTTGCTTCCTAATGTAGTTAAAACAGCAGAACCACTAAGAGTATTTGCGGCTGTAAAGTTATTAGCAACAACAAAACCTGTTGTAGATGTTGCAGCGCCACAACCTGAAACATAACCTGTATTTGTTATAGAACCAGCACCAATTTGAATTTGATAGTTACTTGTACTATTGGTAGAAACACCATTTAACATTACAGTAATACGCTTAACCCAACTTGGGATACTAGTAAAATCAATGTTTGTTCCACTCGTTGAGACTACAGCAGTACCTAATGTAATGACACTAGAGGCCATTGTACTGACTACAGCACCTGAAATTGTTGGGCTAGTTATTGTTGGACTGTTTACTGTTGGGCTAGTTAAAGTTTTATTTGTTAATGTTTGTGTATCAGTCGTACCAACAACAACTCCGCTAGGCGCGGTTTTTGTTGACCATGTATCTAAATCCGCATCCCATGCTTGAACATTAGTGCCAATTACAAGGCCAAGTGTTGATCTTGCCGCAGAAGATGATGCAGTTATAAATAAAGCATCTCCTACAGTTGTTGAACCAAGACTGGTACGAGCGCCAGCAGCAGTAGAAGCATTTGTGCCACCTTTCGAAAGAGGCACAACAGCATTTAATTGCGTAGGAGGTACACCACCCGAGCTATCTAAGCTGTTGGAAAAATTGGCTAAATTTATTGCTTGGGTCATTTAGTACCTTTCAGCATTTCTACTTCAAATTTTAGTTTGTCTAACTCTTCTTGCATAGTCTGAAATATCTCAAACATAGTCATTGGTGTTTCTATTACCACTGGCATGTCCATACCCAATACACCAGCCGCACTTACCGATGATGCCGAAGCTTCACCAGCACTGTTGAATGAAATAAATTGAACTGGCTGATTGCTGTAATTTAAAGTTCCAACCAAAGTAGCACCGTTAATTAATGCCGCTGTCCCAGCCATAGTGTAATCTGTGCCTGGGCGCATTAAACACCCATTGATCCACATTAAATGTGAATTACGATAAAACGATGTAGGAAATGTAATTGCTGAACTTGCGTAAGTAGTAACTGAATAGTTTTCAGAAAAAATTAATGCGTTACCATTATTAAAAGAAAATGAAACAATAGTACATTTACCGCCAGTAGATGGTGTATTCAGCGTGTATCCAGTATTAGCCCCACGATAACCATAATCTGAATCGGTAATCATTACGCCATTGATAAACAAAACCTCTGATCCATCCGGATAAGTTGTAATAATGTCTACTTGACCATTTACTAATGTTTGACTTGAAGTTACAAAAGGCACTTTGTCTGCTGAGGTAATTCCATCAACTAAGCGAATGTAATAAATTGCTATCTTGTCACCAGTAGTACATGCATTAGAAAAAGTAACATCAGTTGAAGTGCGTGTGTAATCCGTACTAGGCACAAGAAAAGCGCCATTACGAAACACCATTATTTGATCTGCTTGAGCGTTTGAAAACGTAAAAACTGTTTGACCCGAGGTGGCTGTTGTCAACATTGAACTAAAACGAACTTGGTCAAGAGCGCCTGATTGCACAACACGACCGAATTCATCAAATGTAATTAATGCAGTTGTAGCTGGATTAATTGTAAAACCACCTGAATTTTTTCCTTGTCCATATGGGTCAAGATTTAAATTAACAATACCATTAGCATCTACATTAGAAAATCCAATACGTCCCGCTGTGGGACTGGTAACGTCCACAACAACAATTCCTGATCTTGCATATACATCAATGTTTGGATATGAACTTGTTGTTTGAGCAGAAACGTTTTGCCATCCCGATGTATCAGGAGCTTCTAAGGTAAGGCTAAGTGTTGCCGTTGTACCGCCTGTAGTTCTTGCCCATAGATTTACGCCAGTCAGAAACGTCCCTCCAGCAGAAAACCATTGGTAATCCGCTGGATTAGTATCAATAGTTAAAACATCAGATGCTTGCAAACCAAAGTAAGTTTTTCCAGTTGGGTCATTGCTAATTCCTATGCCAGTATTGGAAGTAGCATATTTCACCAATAAATATCTAAATGGGGATTCAATTACCAAAGGAGTCAAAGATATAACACCCAAAGAATCTACAGACCCCAAAGTAACCACATCTAAATTTAATACTGTACCAGGCGTGTATGGAATGTTGCCTATGGGTTGATACAACGCTGGAGAAAAAGAAATATTTCTGCCGCCATATGTTCTGTAAAACAATGAATATGTTGTGCCAAATGCAAATGGCGACCATTCATAGTCAGCAGGATTTGTTGATGTACTGCCATCTGATGAGGTTGCAACACCAAAATAAGTTGCATTTGTAATAGTATTGCCAAATCCTGTAGTACCAATACTATTGGTGGCAAATTTAACCGACATGTATTGATTAAAAACCGCAAATGGATTATCTAAATCAATAGATCTTGTAGGCACAATGCGCCAATTTTGATTGGTGTCCGGCGCTTCTTGAGATACAGCAAATCCTGCATGTCTACCACCTGAAGTAACAACCCACAATACTTTTGTGCCGCCAAAACCACCAGTAACTTGAAACCATGTGTAGTCAGCAGGATTGGTGCTTTCTGTAACAGAATCAGTGTTGTAAATACCAAAGTAAAGACGGCTATATGGATTGTCTGAAAAGTTTAAACCCGCAGTGTTGTCAGCATATTTAATGTCAACATATCGATATTGATATTGAAGTAAATCGCCACCAGTATTGGTAATAAATCCTGTTGTTGGATTGTTGTTGACGACTTGGCTACCCGCTGGCGTACCTGGCGCAAGATTAGCCAAAATGTAATTAATCGCATCAGAAATTTCTGAAGCTGATGGATTACCGTCAAGAAGAAATGGCATTAGAACGAATCCTCAACAACCGATGCTTGCCAATTCATGGCTGTCATGTTCCATGTGTTTGTAGCATCATTAGATTGAACTTTGATAGAGACTGTACGCACAGAATTTTGTTGTGTTGTCACCCAAGGATTGTCCGTCACAATGGCAACCGTGCCTGTTTGTCCATATGTAGCCGTTTGAGCAGTTGAGTTTGCGCCTCCAATAGTTATGTCGATATTTCCTGTTCCCGATATTTCAGGCAAAGCTCGATGAATATAAACTTTGGAACTGTAAGGAACTGGTCCTTTGTCAGATTGAAGCACCACATTGTTTCGCTCAAACAAAGCAGGAATTGCTGCGCTACTCAAAAAAGAATTGCCTTGTCCAGTTTGCACAAGTTGCGAACTGCTTACTCCACCACGACCATATACCACGCATCTAGAAGCATATTGAAATCCTGAGTTGTAAACAGGTGCTTCACAAGCGTTGCAAGCGCCTGAAACATCTTTTGGAGCATTCCATACGTTTAAGTCATATCGCCAAGACAACATTTTGTTGCACCAACCTGTACTGTTAAGGTCGGGGTAATAAATCTCAATCTGATATTTTTGAGTGTTGTTGACCATAAAAAGACGGTCTTGATAAGTTGGATTAAGGTTGGCAAAAAAGTAATTCCTAACTTTTTGATTGCCTAAAGAATTAAAGTTGCTGCCATCAAAAACCCAAATGTCTCTACTGTCAATGCCATATACGTTTTGGTCGGTATTGACTACGCAATTGTTGTTTAGCAAGCCACGACCTTGGTTAAATAAACGCATACCAAAAATAGGTGCTGTGGTACTTTGATAAGAAATTGGGCTGAACACTACAGTATCCCAATAGGAACACACATAAAAATTGCCACCCAAAAAGAAACCATCAATCAAAGGCCCACGCACGGGAACTTCTTGTTCGTTGGCAATGTTGGTTAGGGTTGGAACCCAAGTAGCTGGAACGCCAGTATTGGCAAAAGCTTGTGACCAACGAACTGTAGTTGGATAGTTAACCGTATAACCCGTAGACAAATCCTCAGTTAAATTGCCTGCTATTAAGATATTTCCAACATTGGGAGAACTGTAATTGCGCACAAACCCAGCACGAGTAGCCGTTACATTGGTTCCGTAATTCCACACAAAATTATCCGGAGAAGCGTCATACAAACGTATTTCCGTGTCTGTAGGACGGTAATACATGGGGGCGCGAAGAGTGTCATTGATAAAGAAAACTCCACCAACCCATGATGTAGTGATGTTTAAATCATCGTTATAACCTGATAGCGCGGCATTGGGGTTTGCGCCATAACCTGGCGTTATGTTGGATATTCCTGATGCCGTAATTTGATACCATTTCCCTTCGCGGGTTGCGGCAATAAACACCCACGTTGTTTCAGTGCGGTAGTTGCCATCCATAAAAATGACATTGCCAGGTATTGTTGAAAGAATTGCTTGGTCGCCGTTTACTTTTTTTACACCACGCACATCAGCTTCAACATTTAAGCCGTTGTTGTATTCGTTTGGACCCAAAGCATTGCTAGGCACATCGGGTGTAAACGACATGTTAGTAAACGGGGTACGCAGACGGGTGTAATCGGACATTTTGCGCCTCTGTCAAGTACCTTTGATTCTAAATGCTTTTCAGTGGTTGCACATCATTTATATAGGGTAATATATCTTTTGGTTTTACAAAGTGATCAGGATTGTGTTCTGTTGCTTCCCACCACAGAAATTGATTGGCAGCTAGGCTGTTTCTGTCTTTTAATAAATTAAAGTTTTGAATATGCCCAAAGATCAACGGATCAGACACTGACCACAGAACAATGCCTCTTTTATCCTGTGACCAACAAAGATGTTGGAAGAAACTATCAACAGCAATCCATGTCCTGCATTGATGTATCAATACCTTAAGCTCAGAAATACTCAGGTTTTTTCTAAAATCCTCAGTTAATTGTTGTTCACCATCAACCCCAATTTGGATTATTGGCTCATCAATAAGTTGGATTAGTTCTTGCCAATAAGGGTAGTTTTTAGGATTTTGTTTGCCATTACTCAATGGTCGAGAAAAAGGTTGGATGATGATCACAAGTACATCCTTTCAAATGCCCTTTGCAAGCTTTCAGTCCACTTCCATTGATCCATCTTTTTATAGATGTTCCATTGGTCAATGTCGCCATAAAGCTGCATAGCCTCTGCAATAGACCGTCCTTTAACAATTTCAGGATAACAAGTAAACACTACAGGATTTTTAATCTTTGGCAACACCTTGGTAAATACAATGTGGTCACCAAGACCGCAGTTCAACACTACGATTGTTCTGTCGGCAATAAGAACATGATTTTTGAAAATTTTATCATCATGGTCATACATGGCAGGATCAGTTTCTGATCGAATGCCGCCAGTAGGTTGCTTAAGATGCCAAGTTACAGCATCAGGCACAACAAACAATTTGTACCCCTTTTGGTGCAAGCCATAGCTAAACAATGATTCTTCCCTATGCGCCACTCGTGATAAACCAAGGTTATAGTCATGCACACCAGCACGGTATAAAAATGAACAATACAAATGCTCGACTTGTTTTTTTGCTTTGATCAAACCCCATTGAATGTTTGGCTCAATTTCAATGTTGCCAATCAAACCTGATGATTCAATAAATGCAGGCTCATGAGGCGGGTTCATTACTGTGCCACCTATGGCTCCAACACCGTCAGCAATGTGGCTGCAAAGAACTTCTAAGACGTTTGGTTCAGGCATAGCGTCATCATCAACTCGCCACACCCAGTCATAGCCCATTGTGTTTGCCATTTGGTGAATGTGGTGTTGGCCTTTCTTGTGAGCAAACAACCACTCCCACTGAATTCCTTTGCATTTCAAAACATAAAACAAGTTTTGGTACAACGATTCTTCCCGCATATCTTTGGGTTCATCATTGTCGTCAAAGATGATTAATTTGTCGGGCAACCGTGTTTGGTTCATCACGGCTTGGATGACCAAAGGCAAGGTGGTGAAGTATCTGCCTCTTGTGGCTATGGAGCAAAGTACCTTACTCATTGTCCCACCTACATAGCATCAGATTGCATCTGTTTGTTTCGGAAATAGGCTCCATGGTAGTTGTGCATCTGCCTTGTTCGGAAACATAAGCAAAGTCAAAACCCACAAAGTCTTTTTCTGTTAAACCATGCAACTTGTGATGTTCACCCCAAAAGCCAACAGGCTCATTGTGTGGGACGCTGATAAGCAATCGTTTGCAATGGTGTTTGAGTTTTTCAACAATTTCTAATCCGTTGGCTAGATGTTCAATAACTTCAAACGCAACTATGGTTTCATGATCAAGCAATTCATAATTATTGATGTCAGCTTGAGCAAATTGCTTGGTAAATCCCCAATTTTGTTCTTT